GGCCTCCTACGAGGAGTACTGCAAAACACCCCGGCCTCGAATTACGATGCGCAAGGGTGTGATCCAGCACCTCTACCACGGATCTCGAAAGAACCGGCAGTATGCCGAACGGCACAAGCTCCTCGATGTCAAGGGCGACATCCGCGAGATGCTCGAGACCAACGACGATGGGGTCTACGAGTGGACGGACGCCCGGTGGAGCAAGATCTTCCAGGCGTACTTTACCGGTCGCGAGGACGATGACATCTCCGCGGGAGGGACCTATCCGTTGACCTCGTAAAACGGATGTAGCCGGCCCTGAATCCAAGCATTCTAAATGCCTCACCTTGACGAAGACATTGCGTCAATGCGTCTCAAGCTTGCTGCGTTGGAGGACCAAAAGCGGCGTGAAGCGGAAGTCGAGGCCGAGACGAAGGCAAATCCATTGAAGACGCTTGAGAACGTCATTACTCAGTTGAGGGGGGCCATTGAACGCAATTCATACTCTAAAAGTTTCCCTCTGGCAGGGTACTACGACCGTCGGGCCGTCGCACATCTTGAACCGATCCTCGAGGCACTGAAGCAGATTCACACCAGATTGGATGTTCTTGAACGGGAGGCTACACAGAACTGATAAACTCCCACTGCAGGTAGTCACAGATCTTCTTCCAGATCTGATCGTGGGCAATGAGTCGATCGCGACTCTTCAACAGCGGAAAGTAGATTTTGTACTCGTCGAGCTCGAGGAGTTCAAAAAACTTATAGAGGATGTAGCTGTAGCTGAGGAAGTTCGTGCGGTCATCCGGGCAATACAGCAGGAACGGGGCCTGGATGTCCTGGAACATGGCGCGGATTTTCTCCTCAATCTCCGGTGTGATGGTGGGGGGCGGATTGCCATTCAGGCGGCTGAGAATGTGGGCCCGATGCTCGTAGTATTTGCTTCGATTGAGCTTCTTGAGGATCTGGCGGATGTCTTCCTCCGTCAGGTCGGCAATGTTCGCAATCCGGCGCTTCCGGAGTTCGAGGACGACTTCGTTCATGACATCCTCGGGGATGACCGTCGACTCCTTGGCCTGGAACTGATTGAGGATCTCATTGAGATGGTTGATCTTCTTGTACGCGTAGTTGTTGCGCTCCTTGGGCGGATCGCGAAACGACGGAAAATCGGAGACCACCAAGGCATACTCTTCCGATCCACACCGGGGGCAGACGAGAATGCCTTCCGACGAGATCTCCTCGCGGGCCACATTGCAGACAAGACAGTGCTCCGTCAGTTGCTGCACGGCTTCGGGTCCTGCGGAGAGCTTCATCCGCTGAACATACTCGTCGTACATCTGCTTGCGACTCGGTCCGGTGGGCTCGGCAGAGGCCTGCTGGAAGTACTTCAGAAAGGTATTGGCATCCTTCGGGGCCATCGCGGGAGTCGCAGCCCCTCCGTCATTCCGCTTGTAGTAGTCGGTCAGGAGGTCCATCGTCTTCATATAGTATTCCTCCACGGGCTTCGCGTGGGTGAGCTCGCGTTCAATGTCCCGCACGCGCTCCTGCAGCAGGGTGGCCTTCGCAATCACCTCAAGATCATTGCTTTGGTAGGCCCGAGAGATCTCCTCCCGAAGTCCCTCCAGCTCCTCGCGCAGGGACTCCTGTTGCGTGTTCGTGTCCTTGAGTCCCTGCACAATGGTCTGATGCAACGAGTCGAGCGTCCCGCTGGCTCCGGAGGGGGTCTGCGGATCCTTCAACTTCCGGACCCGAAACACATCCATTTATGAAGGTTTGTACCTGGTTCCTGTAGACTGCATTTTGGAAGAGACAGGGGCGTTGGCGTCGGACGGCCTGGGTCAGCTCCTCGAGTGGAAGGTGGTAGTGTTTGGCCGTATAGGCCAAGGCCAGCGAGCCGGACCGGTTCATGCCTGCAACGCAATGGACGTAGACCGTCCCCGATCCTGGATCCCGGAGGAACTGCTGCAGCGTCCTCTCGAACGTGGGGTACCAGTCCAAAATGTTGGCATACGGGCTATCGATCGCATCGAGGCACCGATACCGCTCGGGGAACCGATCGGAAAACCACTCGGGGCACGCATCGTCGTGCGCGCAGTTGATGACATGCGTAATGTCATTTGCAGCGGCGAAGCGCTGGGTCAGAATCGCGCCCGGTCCGACCAGAATCCGCGCGTGAAACCACGCCGGGGGTTGTTTCAGGTAGTCTGGGAGGAACATCTGGTGTTCTCCTGGGGAGGTCCCTCTAAGTCTAATGGTCGCAGGCCGGAACTCCTCCGCCAGCCACTCCGCACCATCCACTTGTCAACCCCTTGTCCTTGCGGCATCCGCAGACCGACCGAGTCCGGGCCGCCGTCTCCTCGGCGCGAAGTTGTGTCATGGCAATCTCTGTGCGACGGGCATTCGCATAGCCCTCCCAGCCCTGTTTCGCAATGGCCTCCATCTGGCGCATCACCCAGGCATAGGAGGCCCCGCTGTGCCCATCGTAGACCATTTCCGCATTGATCGCAGCAAGCTCGATGGCTGCGCTGAACATGAAGCCATCCTTTCCGGGGGTGGAGGGAAGACGCAGGTACTCCCACATGTCGGCCTTGGTCACAGCGTCGTAGGCATCCTGCAGCAGCATCGCTTCGTGTGCGTCGAATCCGAGGGGAGTGAACTTGTTCATGGTGATTCAAAACGAAGTCTCCAGTCGAAGACAATCCGTTTTCCATGTCGTCTGCTCTCCAACATTATGTCAGGGGGGTCGTCGCGAATGGGGAGCTGGACTTCGAACTCGCTCGACTTCAGACCCAGTTGATTGCGGCCCACCAAGTCCCGCGTCCAGACCGAGATCTCGTGGCGCACTTGACACAGATCTTCAAGGCCTTGCTCTTAGCCAAGCAGCTGCGAGAGGAATCCATTCACAACATTCGCGATCACAACCGCGGCGCCGCCCAGAACGGCAGCGCCAGTGTAGCTGACCACACCACCCCCAGTGTACGCGTTGGGAACATACTGCAGGAGGATGTGGCGGGGCGTTGAGAGAGAGATCACGATGGCGGCCAGGAAGAAGGAGAGGTAGAGGCTCGCGCTCGAGGCCATCCAGCGCATGGCAGGAAGGCTGGGCTTAAAGCTCGGAGCCATCGGGGCATGGCCCGGAGACAGCACGCTGGGCATGGGCATCATGGGAGGGGCCGACTGGGGGCCCTGGGGGCTCGGAAGGAGAGCATCGAGGGGGGTGGCGTCGTCCATTTATCTTTAGGGAGAGCTTTCGCAGGTCGCGTCCTCCACGCGGTAGCGCCAGCATTTTCCATCGGTCCGAACCACCTTCCCGACGGTATCGTGAAGGGGGATCGCGAGGGAGCGTTTCTCTCCGTAGGTTCGGTGAAAGAGGAGGGCGGCAAAGCCAAGTCCCATGACGAAGCTAAAGAAGGGACTCGCCCGATGGACCGCCTCGAGGAGTCGAAGCATTATCTACTGGCGAGGAGATTCAATGACGCCGCTTCGTCGGGGCAGGGGACTTCGACCGCCTCGAATCGGACACACCCCGTCTCGGTATGATAGACATCATGGTCATAGGGAGTGGGAAGCGCCTTGACATGCCGTGTCGGAGGGACGAAGACGGTCGAGAGAAGAAGACCGACAATGACACCCGCAGCAATCCATCGAGGTTCAAACATTGTTACTGAGTGCCCATATAATATCGCAGGAAGGCCTCGATCCCCGCAGCCACAAGGATGACAATGTAGCCTGTCCCCGGATAGAGGGCCGCGAGAATCGCCCCTCCGATTGCAAGCTCGGTGCGGTCCTGTCTGCGGAAATAGACAAAGGTCGCCACGATCCCAAACGCCCAGATGAAGGCAATGAGCGCATAGTACGAAAAGTCAACGACACGGCGACGGATGTATTCGAGACTGAAGAGATCCAGATCCGATTCCGGCTCAAATTTATCAAAGGCGAATCGCTGTCCAGCCGGGATCACGACGCGTTTGAGGGACTTGTCGTAGGTATTCTCAAGCTCAACGCGAAGGCGGGTTCCCTTGACAATGTTCGAGGGGTTCCCCGCAGACTCGAGCTTGAGCTGGAGGGCCTGTTGGGCATAGGTTTGGGAGCGAGCCTCGATACAGGTCTGATCGGCCGCACCACACTGTTCAACGGCCATCTGTTGAATTTTAATCCGGTCCGAATCGGAGAGATTGGCTTCCGGAGAGCCTTCAAAGATCGGAACGAGCTGGTTGTCCACCGGGAGATCAATGGTCGATCCATCGATTCGATCTCGGATGAGGCGTGTGATGTCCTGAATCGTATTCTCGTCGCCAAAATACGCCTTCTTCAGGGTCCAGGAATCGGAGTTCATTGTTATGATGCGAAGACGAGATTGCCCAACCCGGAGACGATCCGCAGGAAGTTGATCGACTCCACATAGACCCCAACCGTGTAGGTAAAGGTGAAGACGATGTTGCTACTCGTCTGGACCACCGTCGTAATCTCGTTCGGCTTGTAGTTCCCGATCTCGGCGGCCGGAATCACCGTCGGTTTCTGGTTGAAGAGGGTCGACTTCAAGACGCAGACCGTTGTGGTGGTCGTTCCGTCCGGAGAGGCATTCGCAACACTCTGGGCCAGCGGTGTCTGCATCGTGACACGGAGGATCACTCGGTTGAAGAGACTTCCGTTGGCTGCGCCCGAGGGCTGGTAGCCATCATGATCCAGCGCGAACGAGTACTGGTAGACACCCGGGAGCTCTGTAATCTGTCCGGTCGCATACCGATACATCTGCTGAAGCGAGAAGAAGGGAAGCGGCTTGGGCTGAATCCGCTCCTTCCCATCAAAGAGCAGGGTTCCATCGATGATGGAGTCCCGAGGATAGATGGCCGAGATCTGCTGTTGGCCCGACGAGTACAGACTGGTGTCCACATCCGAACTGACGGCACTCCAGGGCGCCCGGAACGGATTGGCCCAGTTCGTGTAGTTGTCCCAGTCGTTCAAGAGGAGGCGATCGGACCGCACCGAATTGAAGATAATGCGCGTCACAAGGTTGAACATGGGCACTTCCAGATCAGTGTTCCCGCCAAACTGTCCTTCCTTGTTGACATAGCGCACCGTCTTGATGAGGAAGGTCTGGTCGGCTTTTGCGAGCTGATTCATCTCAACTTCGGTCAGGTAGATGTAGTTGGCCTCGATGTAAAAATCGGGAACCCAGGTCGTCAGGGAGGTATTGCTCGAGAGGCCCGTTGTCAGCGGGGGCGCCAGGAACATGGACAGGGGGTACTGCGTGGGCTTGACGCGCTGTCCAAAGGATGCGGAGGCAATGTCCGTGTCGACCACCGTATACAGATCCTGGAGGGCCCGGAAGGTGACATTGATATAGACCTCTGAGTTCTGAAGGCTCGTCAGGGGCAGCGCAACGCCCGGGTTCTCGCAGAACCAAAAGTGGAGGGGAAGGGCGAGCTGCCGACTGCGAATGCTGGGTTCAGGGATGCGGGTCTGGGGAGACGCCGACGGAAGGGCCGACACCGCAATCGCATGGGGGTACTGGTTCTGCCGGTCGTAGGCATTCGCCGGATCGTAGACCTCGGGGACATTGCCGATCATCTGGTCAATGATCGCCCGCTTGTTGGCATCATGGGTCATGTACGAGTAGAGCTTCATCCACTCCCCAGACATGCGCTGGATCACCTGTCCGTTCATCGTCAGTTCCACATGGTCAATCATGTTGTAGCCCAGGTTCTTGATCCACTGAAATTCGTACCCCATCGAGTTGGAGCGGGCGTCATACCCAGAGGGCATCGCTTTCGACCCCGTGTACTTGAGGGGGGACCAGATGTCCGGGAGCGTCAGAACGACATAACAGTCGTGCAGGAGGTTGGCAATGCGCTCCACCTTGCAAGAGAGCGTCTTGGTCTGTGTGGCATTGAGTTCCAGATTGGACGCCGTAAACACGAGTCGAATCTGTTCCATGGCAAAATTCGTATGGCGACGATAGACTGTCCGGAAATGCGTCATGGACGGATTGCCGTTGACGAGTTCATTCTGAGCCCCGGTCCCAATCAGCTGAAGGAGGCCGCCCGGCATTTGTATCTAGTCCGACGAATTGTTTAACCTTGTCTAGACTAAGAATGGACCATCAAGCTCTCAACGAGGAGCTCCAAGCGGACATTGATGCCTATGCGAATGGAGGACAGCGTTCATTTCCGATCTCGGACAAGCTTGCGACATCGGTGGCGCGGTGGCCGGCTGTGACAGAGGAGCTTGTCGTCTATCGTGGACAGCCCAAGGAGTTCTCCCAACTCCCGATGATGACCCGCTACGATAAACGCCCGTTCTTCTCGGCAACCTACGGATTGGACATCGCGAAACGATTCGCAGGACAAGGCGGTCTGATCTTCAAGATCACCCTCAAACCGGGCGTTCGGTTTCTTCGTCTGACCCACACGAACGAGGCCGAAGTGTTTGTCGCTGCGGACGGACTGGCCGAGTACGGGACGACGAAAGTTCGAGTGACGAACCCAGATGATCGCAAATCGTGGGCCATGGCGTGGCCGGTGACCCTGTCCCCGACGCCGTCAGGAGGACGGCGACGCCGTCAGCTCTCTTCCTCGACGAGATATACGAGACGCAAGATCAAACACAAACTTGCAAGTTGGAACCCACGGATACATACCCAACGTGCGATGGAATCCTCCATACGTCCTACTGAGAAACCGTCGCGCGGACGCCGATCGGGCGGAGGGCCTGGCGGCTCACGAGATCCTTCGTGTTCGTGACCGTAAACGCACCCGGCGCGCCGGAGGCCGTTTCACAGGTCGTGCACCAATTCGACACCGTGATGCCCCCGGGGGAATCGCGCCAGCCAGAGACCGTCGGCACCGCGAGAATCTGTCGCACAGTCGCATTGTTCGCCATCGTGCTCAGAAAGACGCCGTTCGTCTTGTCCTTCTGCTCGGGAGGTGTCGAGTAGAAGGTTTTGGCAATGAGCTGCCGCTTGCGCATCGTTAGGTAATCCTGGGCCGAGTTGACCTGCATTTGTGGTTTACGCGAGAGAATCGTTGTTCCGCTAAGATGAAGGTTCTTCTCGTTAGCACGCACATTGATCAGACCACCGGGTACTCCAAGGTGAGTTTCGCCCTGGTGAAGCAGCTCGCGTCGTTGGGTCCGACTGTCAAGACCTACCACTTTGGATTTCAGCGGCATCCGGCCCACGCGGGGCTTCGCAAGTACCCCGAGGGCGTGAAGTCCTACGACGCAGCCGCCAACGAGGATCCGAAGGAGGAGGGATTCGGGTACAACAAGATTCTCGAGTATGTGGAGACCGTTGAGCCGGATCTGGTGATGATCTACAATGACCCCTTTACCATCTACCGCTTTCTTGAGGCCCTCAAGCACGAGAAGGGGACCTCCTCCTACAAGCTCTGGCTCTACATCGATCAGGTCTACGAGGGGATTGCCAAGCCCATCATGGAATCTCTCTTTGCGCACGCCGATCGGATGTATGCCTTCAGTTCGAAGTGGAAGACCGCCCTCGAGTCCTATGGAACCGGGGTGGACATCCGCGTGCTCGAGCATGCCGTCGACCCGACGATCTTTACCTCCATGAGCCCGCAGGCCCGGGCCGGAATTCGTCAGTCCATGAACATTCCCGAGGGTGCAGTCGTTCTCTTCAATGCGAACCGGAATAGTCAGCGCAAGCGGCTTGATCTGACGATTCAGGGATTTGTGCGCGCGCTCAAGACCGGCGCGAATCTGGTGCTCATTCTGGCAACCGGACTGGACCCGCAGCGCGGGGCCTTCTATGATGTCCAGCGCGTCTTTCTCGAGGAGGTCAAGGAGGTCGGACTGGATCCCGCGGCCATTGCGACCCGGTTCCTCCTGATCGATACCACCAGTGAGAAGACCCTCCTCGACGATGCGGCCATCAACCAGCTCTACAATGCGGCCGACCTGGGGCTGAACACCTCGGACGGAGAAGGGTTTGGGCTCTGCCAGCTTGAGCATCTCTATACGGGCGCTCCGCAGATTGTCACGGACATTGGAACCTACCGCACCTTCCTGACAGACACGGTCGCCACCTTCATCCCTCCGGCCTTCCGGGCCTACTTCTCCGGAGGCATGCCCCATGGCGGATGGTACCCCCTCTTTGACCCCGAGGCTGTCTCCAAGGCGATCCTGGATGCGGCGGCGCGGCTCCCGGAGATGCGCAAGACCGTCTCGACCTACCCCTTCCAGAGCTGGGCGACCGTGTGCGATGGCTGGCTGGAGGACATTCTCACGCAAGCCGGAGGTCCGGCATCCACCGCAGTTGTCCGGGTGCCGACAGAACGCCCATCCGCATAAGGCGTTGGTTGTCCTCGAACGCCGGCCCATCAAAGACTTCCTTCGTGTCGGGATCCACGAGGAAGACCATTTGCTTGATGAGGACCTTCTGGAGTCGGCGCTTGCGGCGCTGCATGTTCCGAAGGTAGCTCGTATCGGCGTCGTCCTGCTTGAGGTTGGGGCGATAGGCAAGATCCTCTCCGGTCACTCCGCTGTCGAAGCGCATACACACAGGGACTGGAGACTCGCGACGATGAAGCGAGCGGTGGACTTCACAGTCGACCGCAGCCTGCTTCAGGAGAAGGCTAATGCGACCATTGACCTTCTCTTTTTCGAACGCTTTCTCGTAGAGATACTCGTCCGTACTCATGAACACCTCGGTCGGCTCTCCCTCGTACCGCTTCACGGTCGTGTCAGCGCGCCGCACCATGACAATGTTCGTGCCTTCCGACGACTTGGCCTGGGCCTCGCTGAACACCGAGAGGTAGAAGGAGACGCGCACCGTCCGCTCCTCAACGGGCAGCCGGGCATGGGAACAAATGCGAATCGCGCGCCCAATGACCTGGTCGTGACGCGCCGGGTTCCAGTGGGGCTCGAGGATGTGGACATGCCGCACATTCGCGAGCGTGATGCCCTCAGCGCCCGCCGCGGTGATCAAGAAGAGGGTGAGCTTCTTCTTGGGTTTGGACTCGACCGAGGCCTTGAGGCTGGCCGGGAAGTTGTCGCTGAAGCCCACGCCGTTGAAGATCTGGCGCATGTACTCGCGCTGTTCGGCGTCCTCATTGCCGGTGTAGAAGGCAAAGGCCGGTGTCTCGGGATCCAGACTCGGATCTTCCACCCACTGGGTGGCGTCCTTGACCAGCTTGTACTCCTGCCATCCGTTCGCGACGAGGGCTGCACTGAGAACCCCAAGCCCTTCGAGGTTGCGGAAATACGAATAGACCATCTGGTTCTTGTCGGACCCCTCGCCCTGCAGGACCTCCAGGAGGGTTTTCAGTTTGGGACTGTAGAGCTCCAGGGCCTTGGGCGTCAAATACCGCTCCGGATTCGCCCGAAGCTTCTCCAGGATTGCGCTCTTGTCCGGAGTCGTATCCTCATCCGTGGCAGCGACATCCGCAGCCCGAAGATCGGGGGGAATCGCATAGTCGCAGGCCAGTCGAGAATTGACGCGAAAGGTCTTCATCTCATCGTTGGTGTCCTTCATCGGATTGCGGCTCTTCCGCGCATCCTGCTTGATCTCATCGGACCGAATGGCGAGGTAGTGGTTGAACTGCTCGGTGGACATGGGCACCTTCTTGAGCAGTTTGTCGTCGTCGATGCGACGCGGGAGCATCCGTTCATCCGCACCCTTGAAGTACGAGACAAGGCCCTGAATGCGGCGCTGGAACAGAAGCGCGTTCTTGATCGACAGGCCGTCAAGGAAGAGACGCGCGAACTCTTCGAACTCCGTGGGAAGGCACTCCAGGAGCTCCGAGGACACACGGTCCAGGGCGAGCTCTGCCCCGCCGACCTCCGTCTGAAAGGTGGAGGCCCAGGGCTTGACCCACTCGCCCGCGACTGGACTCCAGGGCATGTCCTTCCGATACTGCACCGCAATCCGATCGCCCTTTTCGTTGTAGACACTGCGGAAATGGGGCGGGTTCCGCGTCACAAGGATCGTCTTCTTCACGGCATTGAACTCGATGGTGTCAATGTCCGGAACCTGCCGAAGCGCCGTCGCCATGCGCTCTTCGTCCCACGAGGGAATGGCCTTGACCGGGATCGTGATCCGCTCGATCGGCCCCCGCAGGAGGTTCATGAGGAAGGCAATTTCGTTCGGACGGTTAATGACGGGCGTTCCGGAGAGGGCGACCACTTTGCAGTCAGTTGCCGTGTAGAGGAGATCGTAGAGTTTGCGAGCGATGTCGGATTGGTTGGCGATTCGTCCGATGAAGTTATGGACCTCATCCAGGATGACCACGCTACCCGAATACGGGTTAGAACCGTCCGCAGGAACATACTTGCCTATGTTCGCAGAGGAAAGTCCATTGTACCGAATGAAGGTGAACCGCTGATCGATGATGTCTTCAATCTGTTTGCCGATGATGTCCTGCGCCGGTTTGGGAAGGGTCCGGTAGTTGGGCTGCTCGCCCTGGACGGTGGTGAAAAAGGTGCGGTTGCGATCGAGGAAGCCATCGGAGATGCCGAGCTGCTTGGCCAGGGCCCGTGTGTCGTCCGAGAGGGTCTGCTGGCGCCAGTGCTGGTCGTACATGTAGAGGGGATCGCCGCACTTGCGGAGCTCGCCGCGATAGTTCTGCTCGAGCGAGGCGGGCAGGAGGACGAACACCTTCTTGGTGGACAAGAGGGACTCTGCGACGGCGATCGACGAGCAGGTCTTGCCGGAGCCGAGGCCATGATAGAGGAGAAGACCGCGATACGGTGTCTCGAGCATCAGGTAGTCGCGGACGACCTTCTGGTGGGGCAGAAGTTCACGGGCAGAGGTCCCGCCGATGCCGGAACAGAGATCGACATCCTTGTCCTCGGCATCCGTTGCCAGGTTCCGGTACTTGAGAAGGGTTCGGGTGATGGAGTCCGCAAAGGCCTTGCGGTTCGGTAAGACATACGACATGCCTCTTGTGTAGGAGCCCGTCTTTTTTGATGCAGACAGAACAATGAAGACGAGACGGCGGCTTCGCCGTGGCGGGGGAAAGCTGCAGACGACAGCGACTGTCCTGGCCCTTCTTCCGGTGGTCGCCGATGGAAAGAGCCTTTGGTCGACCCTGCTGTCTGGAGAGCGCCTCACCGATGCGGAAGTTCAGACTGCGGCCCGGGACATTGTGTCCAAAGCGAAGGAGATGAGCATCCCCCTCCCACCCTCTCCCCTGGAGATGGTTGCGACGGTGCTCGAGACCTGGACGCCTCCGTCCTCCTCGGTTCCCTCCTCCCTGGATCCGTCCGATGTGTACGGGATCAACCCGACAACAGCCCAGTGGGCCCCCCAGGCAAAAGTCACCGTGCATTCGATGGACCCCGACGAGTCGACCGGGTTCGAACGCACTCCGGTCACCGTCGTGTCCGATGACGGGACGGTGGTCTCTGTGAAGGCCCCGGATGATGGGCTTGTCTATCCCTTCCCCAAATCCCAAATTGAACTTCGGCCTGTCGCTGGCGGTCGGCGCCGTCGACGCCGTAAAACTCTCCGGCGCAAGATGTAATGAATCATCGCATCCTGATGGTGACCCTCTACCTGTTCCTGATGGCAGGATTCCTACTGGTGCAACCGGACATTGCCTTTGGTCGCGAAGGACGGATTCGTCCGTTCGGGACCCAGGATCGGGACGCGACTGTCTTCCCGCTCTGGTGGTGGGTGTTTGTGCTGGCCGTTCTCTCCTATCTCCTGACGGTCGTTCTGATGGGCTGGCGGGTTTAATCGCTCTCAAAGGTCTCAATCGCCGAGCGGAGCTGATTGAGCATCCCCATCCGTTCCACATGATGCGGCCGAATCAACGCGGCCGCGTCTTCCAACGACTTCCATGCAAGGCCGGAGATCTCTCTCCGTTGCATGGGTGTGAAGCGTTGGGAGAGATTGACCAACTCGGGCTGCTTCAGAAGCGCCACGAAGTAGATGTGCTTGTACTGGACGGCGTTCAGGCCCGTAAAGGTCTCTTCGAGGATGATGTTCTTCAGGACGACATAGGCATCGCGCGGGACATTGGTCTCTTCCCCGAACTCGCGCACCGCACACGCCAAGTCGGTCTCCCCGCGCATCCGGCGGCCCTTGGGGAAGCCCCATTCGGGTTCCGTGTACTCGGACAGGTTGTTCCGCATGAGGCCGACCCGATCCACCTGGTAGAACCGATCGCGACTGGGAAGGAAGTCGGCCGAGGTTCGATCATCGCCCCAGAGCTGACGCCAGAGGACTTCAAACGAGTCGGAGGCCAGCGCCGCCTGTTCCTTGAGCGTCATGTTCTGGACCAGGGTGGACAGGTAGGGGATATCCGTTGGGTCGTACTTGCCCCGCATGAACTCGGCGAAGCTCATACTGTCCTTCCGTCGGATCATGAGGACCCGAATGGTTTCGGGGTCCACCGGAAGCGACGGGCGATCGATCAGAAGAAGACCGCAGGAGAGGACCGGATCCTTGCAGGTTCGAAAGAGATGGCCTTTCCCACCACAGTTGTTACAGTACATTGGAGGTTGGGGGTGTACCCCGAGGGGTGTCCGTTTTTCCATTGCCTATGGACGGGTCTCACAAGAAAGTTCCTTCGTAGACATAAATGGAATCGGGACCCACCGTTGTGATTCCGCCTGCCCGTCCGGGCGAAACCGCTGGCAGATCGGGGGCTCTCCGCGTCGTTCTCGCCCTTGCAGGAGGTGCACTGCTTCTCTATCTTGGGTACAAGTTCTACAACTTCATCCGCCGCCGAAACGGGCTTCCGGAGCTCTCGATTGACATTTCGGGGCCGGCCAAAGCCAGTGGGGAAGTCTCGACCCCGCTTGACGGAACGACTCGGATGGCCATCGCCGCAAGCGATATTCCGAGTGATGGGGGCGTGAACTACGGAGTGCAGTACTGGATGTACATCAAGGACTGGGACTACAAATTTGGGCAGGAGAAGGAGATCCTCAAACGCACGGCGACCACCTCGCCGTCGATCATGGGCCCTCGGATCTTCCTCAGCCCGACGGAGAACACGCTGAATGTCCGCGTGAGTCTGTTTCCGGATGATACGGCGGCTGGCGCGGCAACTCCTGGGGCCGAGACCACCGGAGACTCGCAGACCTGCACCGTTGAGAATGTCCCCCTCCAGTCGTGGTTCTCAGTGAGCGTCACGGTCTTCCAGCGCAACCTCGATATCTACATCAACGGTCGCCTCGTCAAGTCCTGCGTCCTGACGGGCATTCCTCGTCCGGCCACGGGAGATGTGATCCTGAATGACGCCGGTGGGTTCTCGGGAACCATCTGCAATGTCAATTACTACAACCAGATGCTGTCCCCCGACGATGCGAAGACCTTCCATTCGAAGGGGACGATGTGCGCCGGACTCACAACGGGCGGTGCAAAGGACCTCCCGGACAAGGACTCCATCATGTTCGCACTGTTTGGGTACACCTTCCGCTTCAGCACACTTGCGAAAGACGGCACGGAACTTAATAGCTATACACTCTAAGACCCTCAATGAACATTCTTCTCAAGTGTCCGACGCGGTCGCGCCCGCAGCGCGTGCTTGCGACCCTGGCCAAGTATGTACAGTTGGCCCTTCGGCCCGACAAGATCGGCGTCGCGATCTCCTGTGACACGGATGACACCTCCATGACTCGGAACCTCGTTCAGGAAGAGCTGCATCGGATTCTGGCCCCGACGGCGTGGCATCGGATCTTCTTCAGCCCGAACACCTCCAAGATCGAGGCCTGCAATGCCAACATGGCCGAGATTGATTACCCCTGGGATATCGTGATCCTCGTCTCCGACGACATGATTCCTCAGGTTCGCGGATGGGACGAAACGATCCGGACCCATCTGCGGGCCCGGTTCCCGGACACGGATGGACTTCTGTGGGTGAACGATGGATGTCAGGGCGACAAGCTGAACACGCTGTGCATCTATGGACGGGCACTGTACCAGCAGCTCGGGCACATCTATGAACCGGCCTACAAGAGCCTGTTCTGCGACACCGAGCTCACCGACCGCTGCAAGACGGGCGACCTCAAGGACAAGACGCTGTATATCCCCTATTGCCTGATCCGCCACGAGCATCCTGGGACGGGGTTCCCCCAGCTCAACGATGCACTCTACCAGACCAACCAGAAGCACTGGAGCACGGACATGACTACCTATATCCATCGCAAGGCGTATGCCTACGACTGGTCCGTCCTCATTCCGACGATGACGGGGCGTGAGCAGACCCTGAGTCGCGTTCTCGACTCCCTTCACGAGAAGCTCCGCCGACTCGCACCGGGTCTCCGGGTCGAGGTCTGTCTCGAGTACGACAACCGGGAGACAAGCGTCGGGTCGAAACGCCAAGCCCTTCTTCAGCGGGCGCGCGGGAAGTATGTCTCCTTCATCGACGACGATGACGACATCACAGATGCGTACATCGAGGACTTCCAAGCCTGTCTCCAGGGAGGGCACCAGGTCATGCGACTCCGAGGGCAGATGGACATGTATCCCTTTGTCCACAGCACGGCCAACACGCTCACAACACCGTTGGCCTCCCAGGATACCCCCGCAGTGTTCCGGCGCCCTCCGAACCACCTGAATCCCATGCTGGCCGACATTGCGAAGCTGATTCCCTTTAAGAATGCGACCTTTGGGGAGGACCTCGACTGGACGCTCGCGCTGTGTCGAACGGGCCTCCTTCAGTCCGAGTATCGGGGGGATCCAGCCCGCGTCCACTATCTCTACAACATCGGAGGGCGGACCGTGCATGCATCGACGATTGAACTCCAGCGGACCGTCGGATACGATGAATGGCTGTCCTTTCTCCTTCGGACAGCGGATCCGCAGCGGGCAACTGTAACGAGTACACCGGAGCGACAGGTCCTTCGTCTCGGACCGAGGGGGTTTGTTTCTAAGTAGAACACAATGAACCCGATAGTGGCCCTTGGGCTGGTTGTCATTGCAGGGGTGGTCGTGTATGTCCTCTGGACACGAACTGCCGACGAAACAAAGACTGGAGAATTTGTCCTCTTGAAAGGATCACACCCCGGGAAAGTTGAAAAGTCCCTCTCGCTCGGACTTCCTCGCTCCTTCAATCAGCCGGAGGGTCTCATCTTCTCCTATGCCGCGTGGATCCTCGTGAAGGACTTCCAGGCTGGCTATGGAAGCCCGCGCAGGATCTTCTCAAAGAACAACGCCCCGGGTGTGTATCTCGACGGAACCTCGAATACAATCCTCGTGAACCTGACGACCTTTGATGGGATCGAGACGATGGTGGTTCCGAACATCCCTGCGATGAAGTGGATTCACTTCGCCCTCGTGGTCGACCAGGACGCCGCCGATGTCTACATCAATGGAACCCTGCGGGAGCATCGGTCGATGTCTCGCCTCCCGAAGCAAAACGAGGACTCGATTGACATCGGTCCTGGATGGGACGGCGTGCTTGCGCGTCTCTCGTACTGGCCCCGGGCGATTACACCGACTGAAGTGGACATTCTGTCCAAGCAGCCGGCCCCGGATGACCTCATTGGCAAACCCGCGACTCCTCAGTACTTTGATCTGTCCTGGTACGTTGGGCGATTCTATTCTGCGTAACTACCAAATGAGTGCAGGCGGCCAGCGCGGATTTGATCTCTCCGGCATTACAAGCCTTCGGCAACAGAATGCATCGGATGCGACGACCCAGACCCGGGTTCGTCTTGTCTACCAGACCTTTGCGTCGACGACGGGTGCGAATGCGTATGCAAACGAGACACCCAACGGCGCGGGATATTATCTTCAATTTCTGCAGGGAGCCAAAGAGTCGTGCGTTGAATGTACGGGTCTGCCGTACCAGAAGCGGATTGCCTGGAGCTTCCGGACCTAACGGAGCCTGCGCGTCCGCTTGAGCTGGGCTCGAAGTTTGGTCCGTTCGGTCTTGGTGGCCCGGGGATTGTAACTAAAGAAATATCTCAAAAAGTCAGCGGATCCCTTGTTCGTCGAGAGCGTCGCATAGAGCTCGGACTTGTGTTTTTTCATGTCGATCAAGGTCTCTTGCCTCCCGATGCAGTCCATCGGAGTCAAGAGGGCATAGCGACGCTTCTCCTTGTGTGCCGCCAGGTCCACAAGGCGTTGCGACACACAGAGGAGGTGCGTGAGTTCATCCTTGTCCACGCCCGTGTACATGTAGGCAAAGTAGAACTGGAGCATGGTCGGAATGGAGGCCACGCGAATCCCGTCCGCCGTCTGGTGATACGAATGGCAGGCCGCCGTCTCGTGGATCCGCAGCAGAACCTCCCCGTCGTCATCGAACACATCCGTGTGTCCCGGAAGGACTTCGGTTCCCTCCTGCACCTCGGTCTGCTTGCCTTCCGTGATCGTCTTGATCGTCTCCGGGTCCGCCAAAAGCGTGATCGGGGCCGACCACTTCGGCGTCTTGCGTTCGTGGAGCTGGGAGGCCGTAATGCCCAAGAGGACAACCGGCTTCGTCCGAAGAAGGGACTCGACGCGCTTCCGCTGAGCCGGAGCCATCGGCGGGCGCTCCTCTCCTGGGCCGCCTGAGGGGCAGACCATCGGGTAGTGCTTGTTCAGAAGCATCAGGCGCTCATAGACCTTGGTCCAGCGCGAGACATCGCCACGCGGCCGCGAGAGTTCGAGGTACATGGACAGCCGCAGAAAGTTCGGAGGGACATAGTGGATCCCGTCGCGGGTCGGGCCCTCCTCCCACAGACGATCAAAGAGCGCGTCCTCCATGTGGGTAATGTCGGCCACTCCAATGTAGTCTGCAAAGACCTTGAAGGTGCCCAGGTGCATCCCCGGCTTCACTTCCACCGACGCAATCCCTGCCGCCGCCAGAGTGTTTGCGATGCTCGTCGCATGCTCTTGCGGGGTCTTGGAGTAGAAGTCATAGTCCGGGACCGTCGTCTTGGGATCGTAGAATCGATCCTCTGCGGGGAGGAGGTTGTTGATGGCCGTGCCACCGTAACACATCACCGAATGCGAGGTTAAAAAGTCGTAGACGATTCCCAAACTCGTCTTCACCAAGGGGTCCGCCGCGGCGGCCTTATCGTTCTCGACCTCGAGGATCTTCACGACCGTCTCGATGTCGTCCATTGTCTTTGCGCGAGAAAACGGAATCGGGGTCCTTTTCTTCTTGGGAGGCAGCAAGGATGCCTCGCCGCTACAATCTTCGAACTCGCGATGTCAAGTGGGTCGAGGATGAAACCCTAACCAAGGTCACACCTGAAGAAGAGGAGGACGAGTCTGAGGACGAGGACTATGTCCCCGAGGAAGAGGAGGAGGAGTCTGAGGATGAAGAGGAGGACGAGGAGTCCGAACCCGAGGCCCAGCAGAGCATCTCCGTCCCCATCCCGAAGAATGCGAAGGTGACGATCCAGATCGACACCCGCCGGGGTGGGTATGACGACGAAGACCTTCTCGACGACGAGGACGACGAGGAAGACGACGAGGAGAGCCTGGAGGACCTTCGGAAGGGCGGGGGCTTCCTCGGGTACCTCATGAACAAGTATGTGCCGCGGGGGAAGCGGGCCAAGTCCGGAAAAGACGAGGCCGGAGAGGAACCGTCCCTGACGCTCAACGACGAAGAGCAGGAGTACTTTGACGAGCTCCCGAAGTCCAAGCAGAAGAAGCTCAACAAGCAGATGAAGCAGATCTCGGGACTGCTGTCCGAAGGCGATGTTCCCCACAAGTTCCGGGTGCTCGACCTCCCCGTCGCAGACAGTGTCAAGGCCAGTGTGGTCAAGAAGCTCGACACGCTCGCCGAGATGGAGGACTCCGGCGCGGACGCCTACAAGCTCCGGACCTGGGTCGACGGGTTCCTGCGCCTTCCGTTCGGGAAGAGCGTGCCACTTCCGGTCAAGCTCGACGATGGCGCCAAGCCGTGCTCCGAGTTCCTGGCCACCACGCGCAAGACCCTGGACTCGGCGGTCTACGGCATGCAGGGCGCCAAGACCCAGGTGATGCAGATCCTCGCGCAGTGGATCTCCAATCCCCAGTCGGTCGGAAATGTCATCGCCCTCAAGGGTCCGATGGGTGTCGGCAAGACCAGCTTCGCGCGCAACGGCGTGGCCAAGGTCCTCAACCGGCCCTTTGAATTCTTCAGTCTCGGAGGCGCGACGGATTCGGCGAACTTTGTCGGCCACAGCTACACCTATGAGGGGAGCACCTGGGGACGCATTGCAGAGAGTCTGATGGGAGCTCGGTGTATGAACCCGGTGCTCTACTTTGATGAGCTCGATAAGGTCTCCGAGACGGCCCATGGCCAGGAGATCATCTCGATGCTGATTCACCTCACGGATCGCAGCCAGAACAGCCAGTTCCACGATCGCTACTTTGCAGGCGTGGACATTGACCTCTCCCAGTGCCTCTTCGTGTTCAGTTTCAACGACGAGTCCAAGGTCCATCCTGTTCTGAAGGACCGCATGCAGGTCATCACTTGCGCGGGATACACGGGAGAGGAGAAGACGATCATCCTCACCAAGTATGTCTGGCCGCAGATCCTCGACCGCACCAAGATCCCCGAGCTGTCGCTGAGCGACGAGGCGGTGAAGTTCCTCATTCAGGAGTACTCGAAGGAGGAGGAAGGCGTCCGAACCCTCATCCGGTCCGTCGAGACCCTGGTGACGCGCATCAACCTCCTGCGCATCGCCGACGAGGAGACGGCCAAGTCCTACTCCTTCTATACCAAGATCACGCTGCCGCTGACCATCACGACAGACCTGGCCCGCCACCTTCTCCAGGACAGGGCCCCCCAGAAGAGTGAGAGTTGGCGGAGCTTCTACAGCTGAAGCCAAGTGAAGGACTCAATCGGAACCGTCGTCAGGCAGGGATTGTCATCCCACGAGGAGAAGGCAAACTCGATGCCCTCCGCCATCGCACGGGCCCCCAAACAATATTCAATTCCGGTGCCCTTGAAGGTGAACGGCAGAGAGAGGCTCTTCGGGGCATAGGTCTCGCCGTCGAGGAGAACCAGGAAGTGGAAGTACTTGCGCGGGGCGCTATAGTCCACCGTATGGACCACCGTCCAGAGATCGGAGCCCACGCGGAAAGGCACAGCGGACCCTCGGACATGCTGGAAGATCCAGGAGGTCGGGTGGGTCTTGGTGATCTCAAGTTTCTGTCCGCGGATCTGCCCGATCTGAAGCGGGTGCCATCCGTAGAGGATGTCGTCCGTGTCCGGGATGGGAAGCCAGTTTTTCTCGCACTCCGTCTCCGTGGGGGGCTCCACGACCTTGCAGTCGCGATAGCTCAGGTGTTTCAGGTCGTAGACGCCGGTGAGAATCCGGTTCTTCTCCGAGTACTCGCGCTGCGAGGCGTAGAAGCGCAGGACGCCCTTGCTGTCGGCGGCCACCCGGAGATCCTCGAGCCCTCGAATGGTCGTGTCACGGCGAGGGAGATCGACGGACTCGTCCTTCATGAGCAACCCGAGTTTTCCGTTCCAGACGACATTCTGCGTGCGCACTGCATTGGTGTTAGACCAGCCTCCCTCTTTCATGAAGTAGGACCCGTTCCGCTGATCAATGTTGTAGTTCACGAAGCGAACATTGTGATAGAACCGATCCCGATGGGAGAAGAAGGTGACCGAGGAGGGGTGAAAATCCAGTCCAGCCGTGTCCCGAAGAACGGGATGGGTCTGGAAGGAAGTTCCAATCGGCTTGATGTAGAAGTTCATGTTGCGATAGACATTCTCGAGGGTGTCCGTCTTGGAGAGAAGGTACTTCATCGACTCCGCGAGACCCTCCTTGTGCTGCTGGAGGTAGTAGAGGAGGATCGTCGCTTCATAGTCAAACAGGCCCGTGTACACTGGCATCTCAATGAACAGGGCATCAGACGACAGGGGGATTTCCTTGCCCATCTTGACATACTGATAGGCCTTGTAGTGCTCGCCCTTCTCGCGGAAGTACTTGGCAAGCTTGTAGACCGACTCTGCGCGGGACGGACGGAAGGCCCGGGCCCGAAGCATCCAGCTCTCGAACTTGATCGGATCGTTGAGCTGCAGATAGGCCTGGGCGATCATGTAGAGGGAATACCACTGCTCCTCCACCCATCCACCAGCCTCGTAGCGCTTCTTGTACATGGCAATGCAGTCCTTCCAGCGGCCGAGGCTGTGATAGGTCTGGGCCAGGTAGAACATGTAGCGGACATTCGTCGGGTCGTCCTTGAGTCCCTGTTCAAGAAGACGGGCGTCGCGGTCGAACTTGTCCGACTTGCAGCCGCCGTCGTTGCGATCGTCGATCGAGCACACCGACCGCGACAGCCCCTTCGTCGGACCATCCCAGTACTCATGCGTCACCCCCCGACAGACCCAGTCGTAGTCCATTCGGACCAACCTGCAGTTGGGATAGGCCAGGGTCCCCGCAACCTGAATGATGCTATAGCCGATCTCCGTGAGCGGCTCCTCCTTCAGGGTTCCCGGCTGGAACACCATGTCGGCATCCAGGAGAAGGCCATAGGTGTCCTTGAGGTCCCACTTGGCAATGTCGCGCACAAAGGCCTTCGCGTCCAGAAAGCTCTGGGTCCGATTGGTTCCGAAGTCCTTCCAGACGGAATGCGTTAGACACCCGGGATGGGTCTTCAGAAACTCGGTCGCGAGGTCGATCGTGGTGTCGGTCGATCCCGTGTCGTGAATGCAGAAGGCGTCGACGACCCCCACGACAGCGTCCAGACACCGCTGAAGGATTTTGGACTCATTCCGAACCATCGAGATGAGCACAATCCGTGGCATGCGTCCGGTTTCTTGGAACTCGCGTCGTCCCTGTAAACAAAATGTCCACAGAGTTCGTGAAGCAGACGATGCGCGACAATTTGAGCCGCACGCTCGTCCCCCATGTTGCCGACGGTCTCTGGAGCATCTACGACAACGCGCTCAAGGCCTGCGAGCGCAATGGACAGCCCGAGAAGACCCTCCAGACCTTCCAGAATCTCCTGACCCGTGTTCCCCAGTGGACGGAGGAGACGCTCTCAAAGGAGGTCGACCGCATCGCCGCGGCCTCCAAGTGCGACTACATCGACGATCTCCTGCTGGGTGTCTTTGTGAGCTACATCCGTGCGTTTGCCAGCCTCCAGCAGTCGGAGGCCACCCATGTGAACCTCGAGTTCCAGCCGCCCACCGTCTCCAAGTTCGTCCATTCGTACTACATCGCGTCGGCGCGGAAGGCCTGGACTTCGGCGTACCTCTTCAAGACGATCGGAGTCTCGTCCGAGCAGCAGGCCCGGAACCGTCGGGAGATTGAGGTCAGCCTGGAGACCACCATCGGCGAGGTCATCGACAGCTTCATCCCCTGGCGCGAAATCAGCAAGGCCTACTTCCACGCCAAGGAGTCTGCCCCGCCCGCCCCTGTCGCGGCCCCGCCTCCGGTGACCTTCGAGGAGAAGCCCCAGGTCCATGAGTTCGAGACGGACAATGAAGCGTCCGACAGCGAGAGCGAGGAGGAGGAGCGCCCGAAGCTCACGCTCGGCGAGGAGGTTGCCCTCAGTGATGATGAGGCGTCAGTCAACACGGAGGACGAGCTGGAGGCCAAAGTCAAGGAGGCCGAGACGGTTGCGTTGAATCTTTGAGAGATCGAGCCTCGAGGCTGAACAAAGATGCCCTCCGATCTGTATCTGTTCGGACTGATTGCGGGAGGGGTGGCGGTCCTTGCGTTTGTCCTCTATGTGTGGGACCGGCGGTCCAAGGGCGCGGCCATTGAGTGGCTCGACGCCGGCAAACTGTCGATGTCTGCGGGAGGTGTCGCCGCAGGGATCGCGTATGCCATGGGAGGAGAGGACAATCCCGTCATCCACAGTGCGGTGACGACGGTGCAGGACATGTTTGTGGGCAAGCCGGAGTTTTAACCGAGCCGCCCGAGTTTGAGATTCCGAATGTGGTTCACGGCGGCCCAGACCAAAAACACCCACGCCGTGAGGACATACATCGAGGTCCAGAGTCGAAGCGATGTGGTCTGGGGGATCATCCCGGCGACCTCAGAGGTGGTCAGGGATCCCACGGCGTAGTGGAAGTAATCCCAAAAGCCCGTGGCGCCCTTGAGTTGGTCGCGAAAGAAGACATAGGTCACCATGGTGAACACGAGATTGATCGCGAACGCCGTCGCAAGCAACGACACAAAGGTGCGCATCAGTCGTACTTATCCTTGGGCAACAACATAATGCCCACAAGCGCGAGGAAGAAGACCACGGTGTGGAGCAGGAGGCCCATGGAGGTCGGGCACCCGTTCACGGCCACTCCGGGGATCACACTGTTGACCACGCGGAAGGTTGCAGGGTTCGCGACCAGGAAGAAGATGAGCGCCGAATAGAGCGAATATTTCACTTTCAGACCCAGGGAGAGAGACATTTAGAAGAGATGTGGATTGTTTTCCGCGATCCCAAGACCATCTTCAACCACCTGGACAAGGTTGTCCTCGAGCTGGTTGACGATGCAGACATTGGAGCGTATCAGCGCCAGCTTCATGCGACCCTGGGCGGTCACGCGCATTTCATTCACGAGGATGTGTATTTCCTCCAGCCGTTCGTCACCTCGGCGCAGGATGTAGAGGTTTTCGCGCGCAAGTATAAACCATGGTCAAACGCCGAGGCACACTGAAAGGGCGTGGAGTTGGGCCGTCGAAGGTCGCGCCGGCCGAGGAGGTAATGGAGGAGGAACCGGTGGAGGTGGAGGAGACCATTGATGTAACGGAGGAGGATGCTCTGGGGGACTTTCAAGCGCTCGTTGGGAAGACTGGTTGGGTCTACGAGGACGGGGATGTCCAGGGGGCGTTTGCGGGTGCGACAAAGACGATCACCGTTGTCAAGGTGGACGACAAGCCCATTCGGTTTATTCTCGACGACGAGGCGCAGACGACGATTGAATCCGGAGAGGATCTGACGACTGCGGCGGCCAAGACGGGCGAGGACACAACCGGGAGCTCACGCCGCTCACGCCTCAAGAAACAGGCACGGCGCACCCAGCGGAAGCGCCGGAATCGCAAAGGCAAGCAGCTTCGCAAGCTCACGACGCGGCGTCGCTGAGTCCTTGCAGTAGCGCGCGATGGCCTTGTAGAGGTCGAACCCATGGTACCGATCATGCCGATCTGGTTTGGCCGTCCGGAACAGGACGGAGGTTCCATCGGTCTGGCTCATCCACCCATGAAAGACATCCTGAAGGGGGTGCCCAGTTGAGACCTCGGGTCCCTCTGGGAAGAGATCCCAATAGACCGAGGTCGCAAACCGACACAGATCAAAACTCGGATTCAGCGGGATCCGAGGATGGGTCTGCACGAAAAACGGCTCGATGTTGTACTGCCCCGCGGCTTCATCATCGAGGCGAAACTGACTGCTCACAAAGTGCCGCGGGTCCTTCATTCCCTGCAGGCGTACACTAAAACACGCCCGGTCAAAGTCGATGAGCTTGATCAGAATTCCATAGGTCGGGACCCGGTAGCACTGGCCTCCGTGGTTGTAATAGAGGACCTCCTGCTCGGTCTTGACATACATGACATTGTTCCCGTGGAGGTCGTTGTGGGTGAACCCATAGACCCGCTGGGCATAGGTCAGCGCAAAGACGATCTGCGCCACCCAGGCGGCATGGTGTTCGGGCTGGGGGTGCGCTTCCAGAAGGTCATAGAAGGTGCCCTCGCACTGCTCCATCACCGTCGTAATGACCGGAACCTCCTTAAAGGTGGCCCAGGCAAAGGACTCTCCCTCGTCGTCCTCCTCGGCCTCCCCCGAGGCCTCTGAGCAGTCGCACGACCGAATGTCGAATTCGTCTTCGTCATCCGACTCGTCGTCCTCCTCGAGGTAGTCCGAGTCCGACGACTCCTCGGCATGCGACTGAGAGTGGCCCCGCGTCGAGGGTTCCGACACATGATCGGCGTCGACATCCACGAGCAGATCGCCGAGATCCACCGTGTCCTCTCCCAACTGGACACTGGGGCGCTGACTGCGGGTGTGCGTAAACTCGGGGCCTGACTCGGTTGTCTTGCGAAGGGTCAGGTCGAAGGTGGAGCCGAGATTCGCACCGAACCACGGGCGATCGGAGAGATCCTCGTAGTCGTCGCTGATATCAACCGTGTGTTTGGAGGCCAGGGCCGTATAGACGCCATAGACCTTCGGGAAATGGGAGCAGCCGGATTCAGAGAGCACGATCGAGGCCAGGGCCCCGACATAGCCGGCCGTATGCGGACTCTGGAGACTTGTCTGGAGGTCCGTCGCGACAGACTCGGGCTTCGGAAGCCCCAGGCCCGAAAAGTCGCCCCGCATCCATTTGAAGGGGCTCAGAAGCATGGTGGTCTTGCGGTGCACCGGAACAACCCGGCCCTTGGAGAGTCGAATCTGCTGGGCATCGACGATGGACTCGAGGGGATCGGACAGGCGGACGCCATATTCCTGGAAATTGGCGACACGCTCGGTCTTGAACAGAGTCTCGAGGGGTGGGAAGAAGGGTTGCAGTTGGGTCAGACCCCACGGGGCACCGTCAATGCGCGGAGCGCGATGGACCTTCAGGGAGACAGGGAGGGTACGAAGATCCTTGCCCATTGTGATTCCCCTCGGCAATCCAAAACGGAAGGCGAACGAGACCACCTCGTCCTTGGAATGGAGCTTGGACTCTACATCCTTCTTGCCGTCTGGCTGTACCTGGTCGCCCTGACCTGCGGGATGATGCGGCGTCTAAACTCTCTGCGGGAAGAACAAGAGGAATGAACTTCCAACTCCGGAAGTTTGACATGAACATGATCACGGATCGATGTGAGATTGACAGTCGCAAGAGCCCGATGATGGTTGTCATCGGCAAGAAGGACACGGGCAAGTCCTTTTTGGTCCGGGACATCCTGTTCCAGACCCAGCGGCATTTTCCTGTCGGCACCGTCATCAGCGCCACGGAGGTGGCCAACGAGTTCTTCCAGCATATGGTCCCGGGCAAGCTGATTTACGACAAGTACGACCGGGCTGTCGTCGAGCGCGTCATCAAGCGGCAGGCCCTGATCAAGAACAAGCGAAACACCGACAAGACCGCCCGCGGAGGGAGTTCATCGATTGACCCTCGGGCCTTTCTGATCCTCGACGACTGTCTCTACGACGCCAAGGCGTGGATCAATGAGGAGTCGACTCGCTTCGTCTTCATGAACGGCCGTCACATCGACCTCATGACCATCATCACCATGCAGTATCCGCTCGGTATCACGCCGAATCTGCGTACGAATGTGGACTTTGTGTTCATCCTCCGCGAGAACATCCTGGGGAACCGTAGACGCATCTACGAGAATTACGCAGGAATGTTTCCGACCTTTGAGATGTTCTGTCAGTTTATGGACCAGTGCACCGAGAACTACGAGTGCCTCGTGATCTGTAACAATGTGGCGTCAAACAAGCTCGAAGATCAGGTGTTTTGGTACAAGGCGTCTGACCATCCGCCCTTCAAGCTCTGCGATCAGGCGCTGTGGGCCGACAACAAGCCCTTCCAGTCTGCAATGCTGAGCACCGAGGAGTACAATCCGTTAGCCGTCCGCAAGAAGAACCAGGGACCGTCCGTCTGGGTGAAGAAGGAAGACCCCGATGCTAATACACGAAAGTGAGGAGCTTGCGCGTCGCCCGACGACGCTTGGGCACCTTGCGCTTGGTCCGGCGACGACGGCGACGACCGCCGACATCCTCCTCTGAAAGGCTTGCAAGCGCAAGGGCTGCAGAAATCGCTTCCCGCTGCGCCTTGACCTCGGCATCCGGCGCATCCGCTAAGACACGAATCGGGTCTCCTGCGGGGCGGATCGATGCTGTTGCCGCAGAGGCTCGACTGGCTTCCGCGGCCCGCGTCTCGGCCGCCCGAGCTTCAACATCGGTCTTGATCTGCCGGGCAATGTCCTTGAGGGTTCGAATGTTCGCCTCCGAGGGAGCACTCCGCGCGGCCTGGCGGAACGCAGTGATCTGGCTGGTCACTGCACCACTGACAGACGATTGGATTGCAGCTGCGTCCCGACGCACGAGCTCTCCAATTGAAATCCCCGCCTTCTGAGCGCGCATCGCCATGATTGCCGTCGCGATTGACACGGGGATGACCGGGCCCTGGGCCGTTTGAGCGGCGGCCAGCTCTCCAACGACTCCGATCGAGCGTGCAATGTCCAGGAGTGCAGTCCCCCAGTCCCCCCAGGTGCTCGTAATGGCCGTATTGGTGCCTGTCTTGATGACCTCGGCCGCCAACCGAGCAAGATTCCCGTAGACGGTCGGGCGATTCAGCACGGTTCCAACGGCAACGACGGCGCCAACCGTTCGGGCCATCGGGGCAGCGCTCGACACCGCCTCTACGGCACTGGCGATGCGGCCCTTCCGAGGCAGTTCAGGTTCAGGCGGAGCCGCCGGAGGGGCTGCAGAGGCCGCACTCGCAGGAGACGGGCCGCTTGAAGTTTTCTGCTTCTTCCCAGGAGGTTCCGGTCCTCCTCCCCGCCGGCGACGACGAGCCGCACCGAGGCTCTCTCCCCCGACGGCCGCAACGGCGTCCGTGTACGCAGACATCGCATCGGGATCGTCTGCAATCTCACGCTTCACAGCGTCGGGATTGAGGAGCTTGAGCCCCGCCAGCGTTGACGCCGCTGCGGTGATCTCCTCGTCTACCATGTCGTCATCGGGATCCATTTACCTTTCCCCGAGACTTTACTCGCGGAGTGCGCCCTCAGTCGGGTGCACGGGCTTGGCCGCATCCTCGAGCGCCGTCTGCTGACGACGCTTGTTCTCCTCCTTCTGGCGCTTGATGGCCTCCTCCCGCTGCTCGGCAAAGAACATCTCCTTGTTCGCCTCGTTCTCCTTGTACCGACGCATCAGCTCGTTGAGCTCCTTCTCCGCATACTCAACCTCCGGCATGAGGTGCTCGCTGGGATCCCAGGGGAGCCAGGCCCCCACCTTGCCGATGTAGAGGTTGTCCTTCGGGTACTTGCGCTGGAAGACCTTGGCCATCACCTGGGCCTCCTCCACGGTGCTGAAGCAGCGGCGAACCTTCACTCCGCGGACATTGGTCTTGAACTCCACGCTGTTGTCGTACTTCTCCTGGGTCTCCTTCTCGTGCTTGAGGAGGAACACCTGCCACTGCTCCTCGAGATCGGTGGTGCGGATCTCCGTCTCGCGCACCTTCCCGAACTCCGCAGCATCCTTGAGGAGGTCGTCGATGGTGAGGCTGTACTTCTTCGAGAGGAACGCCATGAAGTGCTCGAGGCCCTTCACCTTCCAGTCGTAGTTCATGAAGCCCAGGAACTCCTTGAAGAAGAAGCGCTGCTTGTCCTGGATGACCTTCTCGGGGCTCAGGAAGGACACAATGCAGTAGCGCTGGGTCGGGACCTCCGGGTCCTCATCGAGGTAATCAATCATCGTGCCATCCTCCTCGGTCTTCGGGAGAGTCTCGCGGGGCATTTATCTAGACGACCGGCGAGCTTCTAAGTTCTTTCTACGCAGAGAACAATGTATGGGTACCTGGTCAACGCAATTCTGATCTTTCTGACCCATCCGGGGATCATTCTCCCCATCACGAGCCCGGGGTTGTTGTCGGGAGCGGGTCAAGTTCTCCTCGTCTTGCTGTTGAACGCACCGGCCGACAAGGCCCCTGCGGTTGCAACCGCGACGGCCATGGTCTATTACATCGTCTTTGGGCTCTGGGCCTTCATCAAGGCGCGGATCACGATGTGGGGGATGGCCGGAAAGATGGCCCTGGCTCGATAACTGAAAAATCTTCCCGGTAGACTATCAAACATGGATTCTAAGCCGAAGCCGACCCCTCCTCCGGGCATTGATATGGGTGGTCTTGTTGCGCGGATTGTGAAGTACCTCCTCGAGGGTCTCGCCGTTGCGATTGCGGCGTTTGTGATCCCTGGGAAGACGATGAAGTACGGTGAAGTGGCCATGATCGCGCTCACCGCCACGGCCACCTTTGCCATCCTCGATATCTATGCCCCGTCCGTCGGCTCCTCGGCGCGCACCGGTGCGGGCTTTGGTATCGGCGCGGGCATGGTTGGCTTCCCCGCTTAAACCGGCTTCAACATCCCCGCGGCAATCGCCGCCAAACTCGTCGTCAACACCACTGCAAAATTCGACTGTGTCACCTGCATCGTCGACAGCAAAAACGAACACACTGGACTTGCGGTGGCCACAAAGGAGGTCGCAAGGTCAATGACAGACTGAGGCATGCACAGCCTCGAATACGCAAACGACGAGCCCAAATGGACTCCATAATTGAGCAGGAGTGTCGATCCGGCAACCTTGAAGGCAACCAGAGCCATTTTTAGACAGCCAGAGGATCTTCTTCAATGGGCTACTTGGTGCGATACGGTGGACAGTGGCGAGAGATCCACCCTCGCCCGTTTGAGCCTGAACGCATGACGACCGATGTCGCCTGGATCCAAGTGAAAGAGGGAGTCCCCGCCACGGAGGCCTATCGACTGTGGGCGGTGCTTCAGCGCAAACTTTCTCGACTCCTTCAACAATGAAGCTGGTGATCACGGTCTTGGCTCTCGCGATCGTTGGGGTTCTGGTCTGGAAGTTCTGGGCCCCGGTCGTGGATCCTCCCAAGAAGCAGGTCCCCCAGGGCAAGTCCAATCTGTACTTCTTCTTTACGAACTGGTGTGGCTACTCCCAGAAGGCAATCCCCATCTGGCAGTCCATCGAACAAGCCCTGCAGGGGTCGTCCGTGACGCCGATTCGCGTGAATTGCGAGACCGAGCGCGCCACCTGTAGCCTCTATGGGATCGAAGGTTACCCGACCGTCGTCTTCGAGTCGTCCGCAGGGACCCAGACCTATTCAGGTCGGATCACGAAGCCGAATGTCCTCCAGTTTCTTCGTGGAAAGGAAGGCGTTCATCTGTGAGTAGCCTTCCGCGAGGAGGGTATCCCGATCCTCCTGGGTGAGCTCGCTGAGGGGGTGCAGGTGAATGTTCCGAAACCGACAGATGTTCGGTCCTCGGTACGGATGTTCGCGCCCCGCATAACATCCCCACAGAAGGTCGTGGAGCGAACTCTGCGGCGTCACGGTTTCGGGCCAGTCGGATCCAACATGCACCACCAGCGTGGTCCGGGGGACGATTGTCGCAAGGCTTCGCGTGAAGACGCCCCCGTCCACATAGACCTCCCCATAGAGCACCTGCGGTTCAAAGAGCACCGGAATACAGGCACTACAGCGCAATGCGTCGAGGACAGGGACCTTGTCCGTCAGGAGGGTGGGGCGATGCGTGGTCATGTTCGAGGCGAGGATATACAGCGGCATCGCCGCATCCCGACACAGTTTTCCACGAAGGTCGAGTCCGGCCTCTAGGAAGACTGCACAGACAGCAGACTCAAAGGTCGTCATGGGGAACAGCCCCTTTCGCGTCGGCAGTGTGAGGACATGGTCGAGGGTCGGCTGTGGAAGCACCTGGGAGATCGTCATCGACGATTCCGTGACCCGTCGAATGGCGTCGAGCGGAATCCCGAAGGCCACTGCGGTGGCAAAAATCGCCCCAATCGACGCTCCGTAGACCCCGTCAGGAAAGTGAAGGTCTCCCTTGATCTCCTGAATCGCACGCAACGCCCCCGCATGCAACAAGCCTCGCGTTCCGCCGCCTCCCAGTGCGATCGCCCGAAGGTTCATTCTTCTAGAGGTGTAGCAAGGATGCTGAAAGCCCGCGATGTGTGGGACGAACAAGAATCGCGACGGGAGCAACGCATGTCGGCCATGCGGCCTGTGCTCGCCCAGCTCTACGCCCGCATCCGAAAGCACGCCATCCACTCCCCCAACGCACCCTATGTCGTCTTCGAGATCCCCGAGTATGTCTTTGGCTATCCCATCTACCAGCTGACCGAAGCCCGTGAGTACCTCATGAAGACCCTCCAGGCCTCTGGCTATCTCGTCTGGGTCGTCGACGAGAAGTACCTGCTGGTGTCCTGGATGAAGCAAGCGGCCCAGCGTCAGGCCGCCTACCGCCCGCAGCTGACCACCAACTATCGCCCCCAGGTGTACGACCCGACGACGCTCGGAAGTCTGTTGCGCTAAGATAAATGCGGTGGTACCAGATCTACTTTGCCGTGTTGAAATTGATCGTCTTCGCCCAGGTGGTCCTGACGGTCCTGGGGTCCGATGTGAAAGACAGTCCGCTCTTTGCCTTCGTGGACATGCTCTTCAAGCTGTCGCTGGGGTTGTTCCTCGGCATCTATTTCTGGCTCTTCACGCCGAAGGGGATCGACTGGGAAGACGGCTTGATCATCTCGATCGGCGGATTCTTGATTTTGGCAGACATTCACTTTACCCCGCTCGTCCAGTTCTATGAGCTCCGGGACAAGACGATGGCCAAACTCGTGTCGTTGAAGGATGCGGTAAAAACGGATGCCTGAAGTCGTGAGAGCAAACACCTATGCAGTGCGGTCATGACGCAATCGAAGTGGATACTGGCGAGCGTGTGTGTTCCTGTTGTGGGCAAGTTCTTGGACCTTGTATCGATGAAGGTGCGGAATGGCGCACCTACGGGGACCACGAAGGCCCCGATCCGAGCCGCACCGGCACCATTACCTCCGAACTCCTCCCGAACTCCTCCTACGGCTCGATGATGATGCGCAAGCGGACGCCCAATCAGTCCGACGAAGCCAAGACCATTGCCAAACTCTCTGCGTGGTCGTTCTCGTCGCACGGGGAACGATCGTGGATGGGAATCTTTGATGCCATTCAGGCCACCGCGTTTCGAGCCGGCCTGACCAAAGCGATTGTTCTCGATGCCTGTGGACACTTCAAGGCCGTCGAGGATGCTCAAAAGACGCGGGGGGAAACCCGTCGCGCGCTCATGGCAGCGTCGGTGTTTACCGCGTGCCGTGAAAACGATGCTGCGCGCTCCCATGAAGAGATTGCCGTCCTCTTCCATGTGAGCATTCGGGCCCTGTGCAAAGCCCTGGCGAAGTTTGAGGGAGGAGATTCGTCGGTGCTGCAGACCCAGCTGGGACTGGCCGAGCGAATGTGCGCCGATCTGGATCTCTCGGACACTGACCGCGATGCCGTCGTGGCCTGCCTCCACCGGCTTCCCGAGCTCGAGCATACCCCCAAGACCGTTGTGGCGGGGGTCCTGAGTCTCGTCCTGAAGGGCCAGCTTCCTCGCATCAGCGAGGTCTCCGGAGTCAGTGCGGTGTCCATTCGCAAGATCATGGAGAAGCTCAAAGTGGGAAGTAGGTGATGGAGTAGTCGTAGGTCTTGGTGGTGGATGCATTCGAAATCTGAAGGTTTGACCCACTCGTCGTGATGTCTGTATCCCCATTGATGGACTGCGAGAGGACGCTGATATTCGAGGTCGTGGACGCAAAGACCACATAGGCTGCCTGGTTCGCGATCGAGGCCTGGTCGACAACGGCGACCTGCAGGATCCCGCGTTTTATGGTTCCGATGGTCGTCGCCCCGACGCCGGCTGAGATGGACCCCTGAACCGAGGTATACCCGCCCGGCGCCGTGACGGCAGAGGTACTGACATCGAGAAGCGTCACCGTGTTGGACTGCACGCGCAAGGTCCCGCTGATGTCCAGGGTCCGCTGGGGGTCTCGGTTCACGCCCACTTGACCTCCCGTGAAGTCCAGCTTGTTCCCGGCCGCATCCTGGGCCCGGAAGTCTCCGTTCACATCTAGCGTGCGCGTGCCCGGCGTGATGTTGATGCCGAGCTGCCCGAAGATGTAGGTATTTCCATTCACATCCAGACGGTCATTCGTGTCATAGGGGGTCGCGCGTCCAATTCCAACCCAGTTGGTCGAGAGGTTCCCGTAGATCGTGCTCCCGATGCGAAGGAGGTTGCTGGAGGCTCCTCCTGCGATCCCGTGGCCAATCAGGATATTGCCCGTGCCAGTGGCCGCCGTCGAATTGCCAAGGAAGATGTTGGAGGATCCAGCTCCGCCTGCATTGACGCCGATCCCGATGTTCGTGGTCACCGGAACCAAGAGAGTGCCCTGTGCGCCGGCTCCGGCGTTGTAGCCCACATAGGTCGAATTCGAGACATTCGAGATGGCGCCCCCCGCATTGACACCGAGTGCCGTGACCCCGACACAGTCCTTCGGCGTCGAAAAGGGGTTCCCTGCATTCAACCCAACATACATGTTGCCGACGCTGTCTCCAACCGCGGCCGTGATCACGGACACTGTATTCCCCGAATAGGTGTCGATGTTCGACAGCTCCAGTTTTGGCGTAAAGAGGGTCGTCGTGGTGTCGTAGGTATAGACCGGACGGAACACATTGACCAGAAAATTCTGGACACCTGTGGTGCTACTCATTACTATATGGTTTAGGGATTCTCTCCGTATAGACTACAGCGCGCCATGTCCTCGTATACTCTCTTCCCCATCAAGCCGTCGGAGGAGCACCTGTACAGCATGTACAAGAAGGCAGTTGCATCATTCTGGACCCCGGAGGAGATCCCCTTCTCGAAGGACCTCGAGTCGTGGGAGACGCTGTCCCCGGAGGAGCAGTTCTTCATCAAGCAGGTGCTCGCGTTCTTTGCGGGGTCCGACGGCATCGTCCAGGAGAACCTGGCCAGCCGCTTCCAGCGCGAGGTGTCGTCGCCGGTGGTCAAGCTGTTCTATTCCTTTCAGAACGCGATGGAAGGCATTCACTCGGAGACCTACTCCCTCCTGATCGACACCTATGTCAAGGACAAGCAGGAGCAGGATCACCTGTTCCGGGCGATCGAGACGATCCCCTGCATTCGCAAGAAAGCCGACTGGGCCCTGAAGTGGATTGACTCGCAGGAGGACTTTGCCAAGCGCCTGGTGGCCTTTGCCGCGGTGGAGGGCATCTTCTTCAGTGGAGCCTTCTGCGCGATCTTCTGGCTGAAGAAGCGCGGCCTCATGCCCGGCCTGGCCTTCAGCAATGAGCTCATCAGCCGCGACGAGGGCCTGCACACCCTCTTTGCGATCGCCCTCTACCACACCCTCCCCCAAGCGCTCCCCGCGGAGACGATCCGCACCATCATTACAGAGGCCGTTGCGCTCGAGCAGGAGTTCATCACGGAAGCCCTGCCGTGCAGTCTCATTGGCATGAACGCCAAACTCATGAAGCAGTACATTGCGTTCGTGGCCGATCGTCTCCTCGTCCAGCTGGGCGTTGAGAAGGTCTACACGGTGGCCAATCCGTTTGATTTTATGGAGCTCATCAGCCTCGAGGGCAAGACGAACTTCTTCGAGAAGAAGGTGTCCGAGTATTCACGGTCAACAGAGGGAGTGGAAACGATTCGGTTTGATGAGGAGTTTTAGGCCTGCTGGGTCAGCAGCTTGTAGCAGTTGCCCGAGGGCTTCATGCAGCCCTTCTCCCCGTAGCAGTCATTCGTCGCGGTCTCGCCGGCCTGGCACTGGATCTCGACCGTCATTCCCTCGCGGCCCTGAAGCCCGATGGCTCCGAGGACCCAGCGGATCACCATGATCCCGATCACAAGAACAAGCGCATAGGTGAGGAAGGTCTTGAGAAACCCGCCAAAGGTCCGCGACTTGTTCGCAGCAAACACCGCCGTGCCCGTCCAGAGTCCTGCCATAAGACCACCTCCTTTCTTGCTTGACATTTATCTAGTCGCGCGAAAAAGAAGCGTTTAAAGCTCGACGACTTCCTCCACCCACAGGATAAATGGAGATCGAACGAACTGCCATTGCGCTTCTCGCCTCGATGGTGCTTGTCCTTGCCGGCATGGTTGGCTGGCTGTACTGGCAGCAGACGCGCATCGTCCAGAACATGGGCCACATCATTGCGGCGATCGGCGAGCTTGCCCAGCGCCCTGCGGTTGTCTCCTTCCCGGCCCCTGCGGCGGCCAAGGAGCCCGAGCTGGTCGACGAGGAGGACGAGGATGACCGCGCGTCTGTCGAGCACGAGACGCCTGCGGTGGTCTCCGGCCCTCCCCCGACGGACATTGACGACCTGGACGGCAAGTCCAAGAAGGACCTCCAGGACATCCTGACCAAGCGCGGGATCCCCTATTCCAAGTCGGACACCAAGTCGGCCCTCATCTCCCTCCTCAAGGCGACGGCGTAAGGATTTCTTGCCAAAGACCAAATGAACGTTCTCCTCGAAGCCCTTGTCGTCGGTCTCGCCCTCATCCCGATCTACTGGGTCGTCCAGAAGCTCGGGCAGCCCAAGTGGATCACCATCTTCCTCGCGGGCGCCGTCTTCCACCTTGTCGCCGAGCTCACCGGCGTCAACAAGGCCTACGCCCGGATGAAGCTTTAAAGATCTCCCCTCTGCAACGTAATGAAACTCATCTCCTTTGATGTGGGCCTGCGGAATTTGGCCTACTGTGTTCTCGAGGGCACCAGTCGTGCGGATGTCAAAATCGTCGACTGGAACATCATCGATGTCCTCGGAGAACACGCTGGAGTGGGTGCCGCGCGCTGTTTCAAGTGCACGGCAGCCGCTCGCTATGAACATGCGTCCGAAGGGACCTTTGCCTGTAGCCGTCACACGCCGAAGAAGAAGGAGACGGTCACCAAATCGGCGCTGAGCAAGAAGAGCCCGATTGAGCTGATCGGGGAGATTGAACGGTTGGGACTTCGGACTGAGGTCACCAAAAAGGCCGATCTTGTGAAGCTGCTCTACAACCACGCGCGCCAGAACACCTGGAAGAAGTGCGTGGCGTCCTCGACGACCGGATCTGTGATGGACATGTCCGCTCCTCTTCAGAAGTCGTTGGATGCCCGCCTGTCCTCCTGGGCCGGAGCCGATGCGGTCTGTATCGAGAACCAGCCGGAGCGCCGCATGTATGCCGTGCAGGCGATGCTCCAGATGTACTTTACGATGCGTGGAATCAAATCGGAAGGCGTGTCGGCCACTCACAAGCTGTCCAATCTGGTCACGATTGACGACAGTGTCACCACCTACAAGGGCCGCAAGAAGACGGGAATTACACACGCCTACGCCTTGGTTCCCGCCGAGAATCAGGAGCATTTCAAGAAGCACCCGAAGAAGGACGATCTAGCGGATTCGTTTCTTCAGGGTCTTTGGGTTCTTGAGCATTCGGCGCCGCGTCCGGCGCCTCCGCCGTCCTCCCGTTGAGGGAAGACTCCGAAGCGCTCCGTCGCGCGTGACGCCGATCCGGACTCCAGGTCCCGCATCCCATCGAATCGTTGCGAGAAGGGCGGGCGGGGAGGGAAGGACGGTCTGAGGTGTGAAGAGAACACCGGAGCCCGCATCAATAAACCGAAGCAGGGAGACCTGGCGGACGGTCTCAGGAGTGACGGGGAAGAATGCATCGGGGAAGTCCACTCCACCCCAGGTGTCCCGAAGGCTCGTGAAATAGTCTCCCCAGAAGGAATCCAGAATCGGGAGAAGCTCGCGTTCGACTGGAATCGTTCCAGCCCAGAGTCCATCGAGAATCGGGATCCGCTTCGTCCTCACGATCTCGGCGCGGGACAGGGCCGGGGCAAGCGCACGGATCGCGAGGCTCGCTGGAGTTTTGGGGTTCAACGCTCCCACCTCCTCATCGACACGCGCACTGACTTTCCAGGCCTCCCAGGCCGGCTGGGCCGCCGCACGAAACGCTGGGAGGGTCTCGGGCGTCAACCGAAGAATGGATCCAGGTCCAGGAGTGTCGGAAAACGCCGACTCTGGAATCGGAACCTCGTAGACATAGTGCGGAGGCCATGGAACACGCTGGAGTTCCTCCCCGTCGGCGAGCGGGGGGAGTGGGGTGCGTCCGAGGGCATGCTCGTAGATGGCGCGGACGGAAACCGGAAAGGCTCCCTCACTGCGAAGGCTTGGATACCAGGACTTCCGCTGGGTCATAACGTCAATCCAGGAGAGGTCGTGCCCGTACCAAAACCCCTTGGGGCGCCCTCCCTTGTAGGACCCTGTCACGGTCGTCAAATCCCCGAGCGGGGTCAGGGACGTGTGAAGATACACCATTACATCTCCGCGGTAGAACTTTCAGATGAATCCCTAGGAGACCCAATAAGAATGGACGTAGACCTTCTCGTCAACCCCGCCATTGCTG